TTTTTAAGTTAGTTATTTGTTCATGGTTTTCACATGGCATGTAGTAAGTCTTACTATCTTGCGAATGCTCGTGATAACCTTTGCAACCTAATTTTTTTGCTTCTGCTTCTGCTTCTTCTATAGTGTCGAACAATGGTAACTCTATACCATCTGTAATCATACTACCTACTTTTTTTAATTCTGTGTTTTCATCTTCTTCTACCACTTCATCACTTTCTAAAGGTTCTAAACCTAGTTCTTCTCTTATTTCATCTTGTGTCATTACTGACTTCATATCTTCTATGCTAAATTTAGATGTTATAGGTTTTGTCTGAATAAAAGATATAGGCAAGTCCATATTGTTAATTCTAAATATTTTTGCTAATACTTTGATTATATGTATTTGAAATGGTTTTATTACTGTGTTGTAATAAAAGTCTGCTGCATTCATTAGTTCTTCTGCATTATTACCTAAACCTGTATCAGTTTTAATACCCATAAGCATAGGGGAAGTTACCCTGTGACCTGTCAATATATTCTGTACTAGAAGTTCTTGAAGGGCAAGATATTGTTTGTCTGCATTACTTACAGATATAGGAAATATTTCAGGTGTTCTAGTTTTATCATCTGAAAATGTCAGTACAAATTTACCTGAATTACTAGCTGATGTAAATTTTTCTGTTAAGCTACGTTCTATTTGTAACCTTTCTTCTTGTGTCGGCACACCATTAGAAAAATTAACCATATAAGAGCCTGAAAAGCCATTAGATATATTGTTAAGGTGGAACTCAGCAACTCTTTGGTCAACTAAAGCCCAATTATTAGCAGCAATATAATCAGGTGTATGGTAAATGTCCATGTTAGGACTGTATAAACCTGTATATAAAAGTTGGCTAGGGTTTGTTCTATCATTTAAATCAAATGCTGCTATTTTTGTAGGCTTATTTTGCCTTGTGTTACTCCAATCAGCTGAGACGTAGTAGTAATCTACCATACCAAATTGATTTGGTTTACCTGCCCTAACCCTTTCAACAGGGACATGATGTATTTCAGCTATTTCTGTTTTAGCCTTATTCCATATCAAATGTAGTGCAAAAGCACCTTGTAGCTTAAAGTCAAATGATACTTTTTTTATTACTTCGTGTAGTGTTTCTTTGCTGTTTGCTTTAAAGAAAAAACTTTTAAGTTTAACTAGCTTATCTAAGTTGTTCTGTTGTTCTTCTTCCTCATCATCTATAACAATATTTTCACCTGCTATCATTTCTGCAGTTGCATTTATTATAGCTGCATGTGTCGAACTGTTGTAGTAAAGGTCAATCAAGAACTGTGGGTACAGGTTTCGCCATTCTTCTGTACCATATTCTATATAATCTTTACCCCTTACTTCTTCTATTATAGGGCTAGTTTCACTTGATAAATCTACACTTAGTATATTTTCCATAATTTATTTTATTCTTGTTCAGGTGTCCAATCAGAACCTCTTACTATTGCTAATATTTCTTCG